CTATTGGCCGCCGTTCCGTGAGATCAGCGTCTTGATGTCGTGCCGGATCTCACGGAGCATCGCAGCGGTCTCTTCCCGCGACTGAGCAGCGTTGGCCAGGTCTTCCTTCCGCTGCTGCCACAGACGCCGGATTTCCTTCTCGTTTGCTATGCCGCGCGCCTCGAGGCGGAAGAACCATGCCGCTGCCGCGACGAACGCCGCGATAACGCCCCACCATTCCTTGAGCACTTCGCCCATTTCACTTGCTCCCATGGCGCTTGCACTCCGAAGCTGTCCAGACCCTTGCCCCGCACAGCCCCGCGGCTGTGTCGTCGATCTTCTCCTGGTCAATCGGCGTGGCGCCACGAGCCCCGATCAGCGATGTACCGACGATGCGCCGGGCCGTGTCGCGCTGCTGATCAGCGCTGGCACTGACCTGCTGCGAAGTCGAACACGCCGCCAGTGTCCAGGCACACGCGACGAGCAAGGCGATTTGCTTCGGCTGCATTGGCGAGATCCTTTGCTGCGTTGATGGTTGCTGCGTCGAGCTCGGCCGCCTTCTCACGTCCGCCGGCATCGTATTGGTCAGGCCCGTACCTGAAGACAGCCCAGGCCATGACAGCCGCGCCGCCGATGGCCAAAGCTGCAATTCCGACACCGGCCAGCTTGAGCGTGGAAACGCCTGGGATGAGATTGAGGACGCTCAAGACGGCATCCCCACGAACGCGGAGACGATCGCCAACGCGAACAGCAGAATGGTGACGACGCCGAGGACGAACGCCCACATGGCCCTATCTGCCGTCTGCGCGTTCCATCCCACGAGGCAGGCGCAGCAGCCCGCGAAAATCGCCAGAACGATGAACAGCGTCGGCACTACTTGCCCTCCACTGCATCGCCGATCTCGCGCACCGCGCCGGCAATCTGCGAGCGCAGGATCACGATGACGACCAGGAGAACGACTGCCGCGCCGGCAATGATCGCCACGGTCTTCCAGTCCATGCCAATCAGGCCGGCCACGCCAGTGCCAAGGCCGCCGCCCAGGCCGGTCAGCCAGCCCCACAGACCGGTCTTCTTCTTGACCTCCTTCTCGACTTCCGGCGGCACCACTTCGCGCGCCGGCGCCTGGCCGAGATGGCGCTTGCGAACCTCGGCAAGTGCAGCGGTGACCTCGGCAACGGTGACAGCCGCATGCTGCCCGCCGTAGGCGCCCTTCCCGTTCGGCAGCGGCAGGCTGGCCCATTCGTGCGCAAGGTTGCTGAGCAGCGTAGCCGTGCTCAGCCGGCCAGCCAGCCACTTGTCGATGCCGCGGACGCCGAGGAGATAGCAGGCCATGCGATCCTGCATCCGCCGATCGAATATGAGATCACCGCCCAGCCCCAGCGTCTTCCGGATCGCGCGCAGCGTCGTCCGGACGATCTGGTAGCGACCGGCGGCCGATGAGTTCAGCTTGTTGCCGGGATGCTTGAGCATCTTTGTCTGAAGCGCATCGACCTGCGAAAGCGTCATGCTGACCAGGTTGACGTTTCCGCCGGTGAAGGCTCCGTAGGCGAGTGTCTCGTTGTAGCCGTCGCCCTTGTCCGTCCCTTCGGACTTGCCGAGGAGATCGAGAAGTGGCCGGTAGACGAAGAACGGATCCGAGCGCGCAGCAGCCTTCGCCCGCGCGAAATCGCGGTCGGTCATGGGATTGTCCTTTTAGTTGCTTGTTTTTGATCAGCCGGCCAGCGACGGCAAGCCTTCCGGCCAGGCAAACGCGTTCTTGACGACGCGGATCTCCTCAATCGTCTTGGCCGCGTCGAGATCCTTTTTCAGATACGTAAGCGCATCATTCATGGCGATGCCGGCAGCCTCGAAAGCATCGCGTTTCGCGATCACCTGGTCGACCTTTTCCGAAACGGTCATCCCGTCGATCTCGGCCTCGCTGGCGAGGAGGCTAACCTCGGCCTTGTCGTCGGCCTTGTATGCCATCGCCTGGCGGTATTTCTCGTCGTAGATCATCGACTTGTAAAATCCAGGCGTGATCAGGTGGAGCGCGATCGCCTCGGCCTCGGCGTTCTTGGCCGTGATCACCTGATTGCGGAACTCAGCGAGCTGATCGGCGATCCCGACGACGAGGAAGCCGTCGTCGGTGCACTTCTGCCAGCCGGTCACGCTGATCGAGAACCGCTCGGCCTGATTGCCGGCGACCGGGTTGAACAGGATTTCGTAAGACGTCTCGTCCTCGAAAAAGATCGCCTGCCCAGGGGCGAGCGTGTGCTCTTTCCCGTTGCAGAAAATCTGGATTTCCTCGGCGTTGTCGAATTGGACAGTCCGATCGTTGATCGTGGTCATCTGCATGGCTTCACGCCCTTTCTCAGTATTGGATTCGACCCTGCGAATTCGAGTTGGCACCGATGATGTTTTCGAGGCCATTCTCGACGTTGCCCACGAACGAATTGGCGTCGGACGATCCAGACTCTGAGATCGAATAGGTAGATCCTTCCGAGTCCATCGTGTTGGCATGCGCCGTGCAAAGGCTGGCGTTCGTAAGCTGTAGATCGACGTTGCTGTTCGCCTTGAACCGGCAACCGACGACGTTGTGCCGATAGCCGCCAAGGATCAGGCCGAAGGTGCTCAAGATGAACTTGCAGCTTGCAAACCCGATATCGAGGCAAGCCGAGTCCATCTGGGCCGCCGGGGCCGCCGGCGTTCCGCCAGCCGTCGAGAACTCGCAGGCCGAAAAATCCCAATTTTCGGCACCAGCGAGGACCAGCGGGCCATTCGCCGCCGTCGTGAACGAGCACGCCGCGGCATTGCCCCAGCCCTGGCCGGACACGGACAGGCCGTAAGCCTGTCCGTTCGTGATGCACTTGGTCATGCGGACGCCTTCATCGAAGGCGCCTGCGCCGCCCTGGATCAGGAACCCGTAGCCATCGCCAAGCTGGGCCTCGCAGTCATCGAGGTTGCTGTCCGCGCTTTCGACCAACTGGAAGGCATCGTGGACAAGGATTTGGTAGATGTTCTGGAGCCCGGAGTTGACGCAATAGCGCATGTAAACGCCACGAACGAAGGCGCCGCTGATCCGCAAGTCCTTGAGGTTGAGGCCCGAGATGCGCTTGGCGTTGTCGGTCCCGTCCAGATGGATCGCCGTGACATTCGTCTTGCCGTTGACGTCGAAGCCCAGCTTGCGCAGCCCGATATCATTGACCGTCGCGCCGGCAGTGTATTGGAGCACCTTGTCATTATTGGCGACCGGCCGGAGGATCGTCTGATATTCGCCGGCGCCTTCCAGGTGGACTCCGGGCTTCATGTTGACGTTGCCCATGGTGAGCGTGCCTGGCGGCAAGATCAGAGCGGTATTGGAGACAGAATTGATAACCGCCTGCACCTTGCCCGAAACATCCGCGGCGCCCGAGATATCGATAGTCGGATCAAGGGCGAGTAGTTTCGGCGGCCCTTTGACGACGTTCTGGCCGTAGCCTTTTACCGCTTGGTGGAGTTGGTAAGCCGTCCAAGCCCGAAAATTCGTGAGGTCCGTTCCAGCCTCAGCAAGTGCCGTTGATCCATCCGGTGTGTTTCCGGTATGGCGAATTTTACTCCCAAGTACATAAGCATCCTTATTGAAATAAAATCCTGTTGTTACATCTGTATAGATGTGAGCATAGGCCGAATTTGCTGGGCCAAACTGAATATATCCATAGTCAGTGTAGAGCGTATTATACTGGGCCGTCCGACTACTATTTGCGTGCGGCGTCCAGCCGGAGCCGTTGCTCTTTACAAAAACACCATCGACGAGTTCCTCAATCGTGACCGCATCGACGCGCATGTCGTCAGTGCCGGTCGAATAATTGAGCGCCACGATCGGCGAGATATACCTGACATCGGTGTGCATCTGGCCGGGATTTGCAGGATCGGGGGATGCCGCAGACGTTCCAGTCGTGGCATGGCCTTTGATGTATCCGACAAATTCAACCCAACCCGTTGCCATCCCGGCTTGGGAAACGTTGAGGGCCGAGCAATAGTGCGCGCTCGATCCTGTATTTAACCCATTGGTCGCGACCTTGGTCGTCCCATCTGCCTTGTATCCGGTAAGGCCAGCATAAACCCCGCCAACGCCACCAGCTGCCCCGTACCGCAGGACGCGGAACGTGATCCGATAAAGCTTTGATGGATCAAAAAGAACGCGCTCCTTGGCAATAAGCCAAGTGTATGCGGTCGTCTGGAAAATGCTCCCGCCAGACAGGGAAAGCGTTGACGCATAGCAATTCGGCGCGGCGCCGATATAAACCTCCCAGCGATCCGCATCGTCCATCGGATCGAAAAATGTTGCGCTTTTCTGAAGGCTTCCAACCGTCCTCTTGCTGTTGATGAGTAGCCCCTGCGGCAATTCCGTCTTGTCGCGAAGAAAGGCAGCATCGGTGATCGGCCATGCGTCGATATTGGTGAAATAGAAATCCGCATCCCCGTCGCCAATCTTGTAAATATACAGCTGAAAACGGATCACATCGGCTGGAATTTCAAAGTCGAGCGTTTCCGTGTTCCAAGTCGTCGTTGGCGCGGAGAGATACTTGATGGCCGATGAAGTCACCCCGCTTTTTGACGTAAAATAGGCATATAGGCGAACGGTCGGAGCGGTCCCTGTCGATCCTTTCGCGTAGGTGATAGTCGCTCGATATTTTTCGCCAGGGAGAACAGGTACGCCTCCGTAGGTCGCAGTATAGGGGACATCGTGCGAGAACATCGCGACAACTGTCCCGGCTGCGTCGGTCATCTTTCCAACAAAGCGAGACGGTGCATTCGCTGGAACCCCGGCGCTATTGTAAGAGAGAACCGAAATATTCGGGATGTTGGTCCACGGCTTCCAGCCGGTAAGGTTGCCCGTTTCGAAGTTCGGGTTAGGGATAAGACCATTGCGCCGGCCGATCGGCATCCGGTTCGGCGAGACATAGCCTGTCAGCGCCTCTTTCATATCCTGCCCGACCCGAGTGGCGAACTCGGTCAGCTTTGCTTGCAAAGTCATGATGGAAATCCCCTAGAGGCTTACGCGAGCGCCGTCGTGTAGTCGGTCAGGAAAGAGTGATTAGGGTCGCCGATATCGGCCGCATGAGCCGCCACGGCCGCCGTCACGAAAGCCGTGCTTGCGATCCGGGTTGAATTGTTGCCGGCCGTCTGTGTCGGCACGGTCGGGTTGCCAGAGAACGCCGGGGAAGCCAGCGGGGCCTTGGACGCCAGGGCGTTGGTCATCGTCGTGGCGAAATTAGGATCGTCACCAAGCGCCGCGGCCAGTTCATTGAGCGTGTCCAGCGTTGCCGGCGATGCGGCGACGAGCGACGCGATCGCCGCGTCAATCAATGACGTAATCTTGCTCGCCGAATAGGTTTTCGTCGTCGAAGTGTTCGGCGCCGTGTCCAGAATCTCGGACGCAACGGCAGCCGCGCGGACTTCGTTCAAGGCCGCGACCAGATTGTTCTTGGCGGTCGTCGTCAGCGCCGAAAGATCGGAGGCGTTGCCGTTGATCAGCGTGCGGAGGGCCTTATCCTCCTGGCCGACGCGGACAAAGGCGGCGGAAAGAACGGTTTGCAAGCTCATGTCAGGGCTTCCTCATAGACGGCGACGAGATCAGTGGCTTCGGCGTCGATGGCAGCGATGACGAACGCGACGATGGCCGCGAACTGCAATTTCATCGCCATGCCTTCGCGGGAAACCGGCAATAGGTCGGCGTCATCTGCCTCCACGGCGGGAGGCAGATCGCCAATGCGAACGCTTGTCATTTGCTATCCTCGCGTCAGGTGATCCGCTGAAGCAGGTAGGTGGGCCAGTCGGTCGTCCCGCCAGATGCGCCGTTCATGTATTGGAACTTCCCATGAACCCGCCATGTGCCGGGTATGCCGGCGCCAAATGTCGAGCCAGCTATCGTGTCGCCGACCGCGTAGCTCGTGACCGTTGGATACGGCGTCCACGTCCGGTACGAGCCGATATCATTGAGCCCCGGCGGGTTGAGCCGGAGCGCAGCACGCAGGGTGGCCACGGAAATCCGAACCGACTTGTTCGCGGAGAGATCATCGAGCGCAATCTGATCGCCGTCATCGACCGCTCCCGATAGGGCATCCAGCGTATTGATGCGCATGGTGAGCGTGCGGTCTTCGGTCAGGTCGCCGCCGCCCGTTAGCCCCTTCCCCGCGACGATCTTGCGCGAAGACGCGGCCCACGAACCTGTGACCGACGCCGTCGTCTCGTATCGCGTCATGTCGGAGAAATCCGGGTCACCCTTCAGATGCGCCGGCAGGCGAGCCCAGTTGAGCGTCGAGACGCCATCAACCTTGGAAACGATATCGAGAAGCGAGAAGAACGCCTTGTTCGCGAGATCGGTAATCGTAGGGACGTTGCTCGAGTTGGTGACGACGCGGGCGATAAGCATGTCGTCGTAGGTGCTGTCGAACGCGATGTCGTCTTCGTCGAGCGAAGAGGGGTTGTAGGCGCCGCCCGCCACGGTGTCGGCCAGAATGTACTCTGGCGTCCCGCCGTTGTAGCGCCAGCGCAGATGGTAGACCTTCGAGGCGGCGGTCGCAAAATCCTGAAGCGTGGTGACAACCGGGAAGATGCCGCGGTGCAAGAACGTGATGCCGGCCGGGATGCGAACAACCCCGGTGGTCGGGCTCGTCACGCCGACCCGGCCATTCGCGGTTTGCGTGTCCGGGAAGATCGGAAGGCGTGATCTGGCTTGCGTGAACAAGATGAATCCGGAAGTGTCGCCTTCGCCGGTCGCCGCGGCAATGAGTGCCTGAATGGCGCGAAGCAAGACCGTCTTGTCGCCATCGCTGTTCGAGGTTACGCCGGCCTCATTTGCAGTGGCCTCGACCTGCCCCTGCATGAGGTTGAAGAGGTAATTGAACAGGCGATAGTCAGCCGGCCCGCACGCCATCCCGAGATTGCGTTCCGTGCTGGTTGGCGCACGACGTTCTCCGCCGTCCGCGAAGGAAGGATTGAAATCAGCCATCTAGGTTTGCTCCTTCAAGCGCAGTCGTATGGGCGCACGTCTTCCATGCACATCCACGGGGAATCGCGCTGGACGCCTTCGACCAGGAAGGAAGTCCAATTGCTGTCGGTGATCTGGTTGCCGTACTCGTCGCCAAGCGTCGTGCCATCCGGCCAGACATCATCGCAAAAGCCGCCCCAGCCATCGCCGAACCCGAACACGCGGGTCATCGGATCGAAGTGAAAGCGAACCACGGTGCCAACGGCGATCGGCAGCACCCGCGGGTAAAGCTGGAGGACGTTCCGCTCGGCCACGGTCAAATCGCGACCAGGCGCCACGACAACGGTTCGGAAGTCGGTGAACAGAACCCGCGCCGTGTCACCCCAGAATATTTGCACCGCGGATTCCAGAGCGTCGATGTCCACGCGGCGATCCACCTGGTAGGCGCGAACCTTCAAGAATTTTCGGTAAAGCTCATCGTCGTTTATGCAAAGTTCTGAATAGCCGGACGGCGCGCAGTCGATCCAGTCCGAGTTCTCTTCGCAGAACCCTGCGATCTGGTAGGGCGACGTGACGCCGTAGCACTCGAACCCGAACACCGGCTGCGTCTTGCAGACGCAGTGGCAGCGCGGCCAGCCCATCCGCTTCCCGATGATGGTCAACTGGTCGCCAACGGCTGTGTTGAGATGGAATGCATCCGGGATGACCTCGATGCGCTGGGCGATTGCCTCCAGGTGGCGCAGGTAGGTCCGGATCATGTGCAGCAGCTTCGGGCTTTCCCGGTACTGCGTCAGCACGCGGTTCACTTCGCGCTCGACCATTTCGAAGTCAGCGATCATAGGACGGTGATCTCGACTTGGGAGATTTCGGAGATCTCGATGAACGCGATGGCGCTCGATGCCGTCTCCGGATTGTTGTCCCGCGACGACAAGACAGAAACGACTTCCACGTTGCTGAACCGGCCCTCCACGAGCGCGCGGATGTTGTAAGCGTTCACGTCCTTGCCATTGGCGTTGTTCTCCGCCCAATCGGCGAGGAAGGCGGCGCCAATGTCAGCGGTTGCCGGAGGGGGACACCCGTTGATGTCCTTGCGCACCCGAACCGAGATCGAAAGATCGACCGGGACTACGATCGGGCGGACGATGGCGATGCTGCGGCACAAGCCATCTCGCGTCGTGCTGATATAGGTTGTGCCGAACATGATGGTGCCAGGGGCGATGAATTGGCGGAACTCGTAGGCGATGGCTTCATCGTCCCCGCCGATCACGACGATGGCGACCGATCCCGGGTCAAGCCCGTTGTCATCGCGCAGATTGGTCTCGTTCGTGTAAACGGCCGCATAGGTGACGCCATCGACCGATCGAACCGCCGCCAGGATGTCGGCGAGATCGACACGGGCTACGCCCTCATTGGTGATCGCCTTACGCATCGCCGGGTCGCCGCGGCCGTTGCGGGCGATCTGCCGAATGCGCGCCAGGGCATCGAGGCGCAATCCTTCAGCCTGATCCGGGTCATAGGAGTGGTATACATCCTCGGCCAGTTCTTCGACCTGCGCGGCCAGGTTGGCGAACAGCCCGTTGATCTGCCCGAGCGGGCTCTGCGCGGTCTGGATCACGTCAGGGCCGAACTCGGTAATCATCGCGGCTTCGGTCTCTGCCAGGATCACCGACAACGGTTTGCGCGCCCATCCGGTCGGCTTCACGCCATAATCGCTCACAGCGTCACCTCGCCTTCAGTGGTCAGCACGTCGATGTCCTTGATCAGAACGCCGCGCGTGGTCTTGTTGAAGGAAATCGAGAAGGCGGAAAGGCCGGTCACGCCGGCAGTGTCCAGGATTTCGGCCTTGACGATGGCTTCGGCCAACTCCGGGTCATAGGCCTGGCCCAGGATATCCGACAGCCACGGCAGCCCCGCCGTCGTGTCGAGAAACCACTCGCCCTCAAACGTGTTGATGCGCTGGCGACCGTGCTGGCCAACTGCGTCGGCACCCGTGACCATCGCTAAATTGCCATCGGCGGCCAGGTGCAGATCATTGGTCGATGGATCGATCGATGGAGCGAAGAAGGTCATAACTGCATGGCCCGCAGTTTCGCGGCGATCTCAGCGTACTGCTCCTTGAACTCAAGCTGGTGCCCGCTGCCGGCCGATGAACCGTACTTGATGACCAGCGTGTCATTCGACAGCAACTCGACCACATCAGCGAGGAGCTTGTAGATGTTGCCCTGGTTCCCCTCGATGGCGACCTTGCCATCCTTGCTGCCCCGAATGCCGTAGGATCCCGGCTCGTTGAAGCGCCAATGGCTGTTAGCGTCGTCAAAGTTCTGGATTGGGTCCTTCAGGCTTTCGCCGCCGGCCAGGTGAGCCTCCATGTCGGAGAGATCATGGGATCGCGCCCAATTCCCGGCTTCGTCGTCGCCTCCGGTGTGATATTCCTCGGTGCTGCGAAACATCGGGATCAGCTTGACTTTCTCGCCCTTCTGAATTGGCCATGTCATGGCGCCGTGGCCCGCGCGAGCAAAGCGCACAGGCACCTCCAACAGGTCAGGCATATCCACCTTCTTGCCGTCGTGGATCGGCTTGTAGAGCGGGCGAACCGTTGCGGTCTGCTTGGCTGGGTCGAAGTCGACAACCTCGCCGTTGAGCGGCCCCCAGGTGTTTTCCCGCTCGACACGCGGATAGGTTCGCAGGATGTCGCCGCTGCGGTTGGTCGTCTTGCCAAGATAGCCGGTCATTTCTTGCCTTCGTCTACCTTGCCGCCAGAGTAAGCCTCGCCGTGACCGGCAACCTTGAAATCGCCGTCTCGGTTGTCACCGGAATAGGTGACGGATGAGACGCGGTAGATGCCGCCCTCCCCGTTCATCTCCAGCGTCTGGCTTTCGATCTGCACTTTTCGGTTCGGCCGTATTTCCGGGTTGAGAAGCGCCTCGAACTTTACGCCGTTGTCGGTGATGGTCGGCACGCCGATCAGGCCGGTTTTCGGTGACAGGAAAACGATTTGATCGAGCGCGTCGTCGCTTGGAATGACTTCGGTCGCCCCGTTCTGGATGGACCAATAGATGTTGTGCGACCGGCCAATCATGTTCATGTCGCGCAGACAGGCACCGCATAGTGCAAGCGGTCGCTTCAGCTTTGGCAGATCATCAACGCCCTTCCATTCGCCACGCTGCACGCCGTATTTCTCAAGCTGCTTCTGCACTTCCTCGATCACATCCTTGACCGGTGTGTCTTTCGGGAAGCTCTTGGAAATTGTGGCCTTGCGCAGCGCCTTATCGCCATCACCGCAGGAGATCTTCGTGATGATGTCCGGTCCTTCGCGGCGGTGCTCCACGTCGCGAATATCACCGTCGAAGATAATGCCGATATTGTTGGCCTTCTCGTAGCCGGCCTCGAGCGTAATGTGATCGAACTCCTTGCCAACCACGTTGCGGTGGCCCTCGGTCAGGTTCCACAATTCAATCGTCGCATCGTTCGTGGCCGACGAGACATCCTTGGAGATCGAGAACCCGATCTTGAGTTGGTCCCCGCCCTGCTGGTTGATAACCAGGCCGCCGAAGTCGGCAATGACCTTGCGAAGATATTGCGTCATGCCGCGTTCAGGGCTGCCACATCAGCGTCGTCGGCGTGATAGAGGATCGCGGTTCCATTGATCAGGTCACTGTACCGGGGCGCCGCCTCACCGGAAACAAAGATGATGCCGAGCCCGAGATCGAACGCGCCGAGGAGATCGACGCCAGGAACAATCTTTCGCCCTTCTAGAACTGGTGTTGACGATACGGCCAGGTCCATCGTCCATCGATCGGTCGAGACATTGTAACGAAGCCGGATCGAAACCCGCTTGCCGTTGATAAGCGTGTCAAACCGCTGGTCGGCGGCATCGATGATGGTGAATTGGCGCATCATAACAGCCCCGCGAATGCCGCGTTGATGCCAACGATCGTGGTTCGATTATCGCCGCGCGCGACCATCGCCGTTGCGCGTCGTGCCGCCTCCAGGCCAGCAGATCGGGCAAAGGCAGGCGCCGCGGCCCTCGTGCTCATTACCCCTCCGGGCGCCCCCATGCCGCTCGCGCCTGCGCCGGCCACGTAGGTCGTGCCAACGAGGATTGCCTCCTGCAATACCACCTTGCCTCGAAAGACCGATGAGAACGATGAATTTCGCTCCGGCGACAGCGCCTTGATCAGCATGTTCCGGTAGACATACAGGCCCGTGATCAACACGAACGGCTCACGGCTTTCCTGCAATGCCTTCAGCGCGCCATAGGTTGCGACGGCTGCGTCCGATGTCACGTCAAGGGTGACGCGGTTCGGGTTGCGATAGGCGTGATCGGTGATGGACGATCCATCCTCGATCGGGATCTTCGTGATCTCGATTGTGCTGTCGTGCGCCTCGGTCTCAATGACTGAAACCGGGATTGGGCCGATGGCGCGGGAAAACAGGATCGGCATCAGAACGCGGGCTCAGCTGCGACACGCGACTGCGACGGCGCGGAGTTGGTGCTTGAAGGCCCGGACGATCGCGCGGAGTTCGCCGCGGAGCGCACCTGGGACGCGATGTTTGCCCCAGCCTGGGAGATCGCCGCGGCGGCGGCAGTCCCGATTGCATTGCCAATGGCGTTGGCCTGCCCCTGCATTGCCGCCGTCGCCGCATCCCCCGCCTGGCGGCCACCATCTGCAAGGCTGCGCGCCGCAGCATCCGCGCCATGCGACAGCGCCGCGTCGATAGCATCTGCAATCCCGTTTGGATCAGACCGCAGTGCCCTCATTGATGCCGCTTCGGCCTCGCGCGCGGACGAACCTATCCAAGTATGCGGTGCGGGTCGTGGCGTCGGGGTATGAACCCGAGACGGGCGACGGCCGAGGATTTCGTAGGCTTTCTGAGCATTGGTTCGCGCTTCGGTCCCAATGCTGTCGCCCGTTGCGACAAAGCCGTTCTCCCTGGCTAATCGCATTTTTTCCTCACGCGAATGCATCGCCTCCCACAGAAGGGCAGCCATGAAGCCTCGGCACGGCTTCTTGTGCCCTTCCCAAATGGCGGTATCGCGCCGCATGTTGTCATTCAGCGTCGTCAGGCCAGTGTTTGCAGTCGGAAGGGTTAGGCCGCCGAGCAGCTTCGTCGTCTCGCTCAAAAGGTTCTTTGTGGTCTTGAGCTGAGAGTTGAACATTTTCATTCTTTCGGCAGAAAGCGCCGAAATCGCTCCATCGAAGGCCTTCGTGTTCTTGATGAGATCAAGGTTTCGTCTCAGTTCACCGACGCCGCCAACCAGGCGGGCAACTTCATCATCGAACCCCTCGCCCATCAGGGCGCCGAGCGCGGATATCCTTTCCTGCCCGGACATCTTTTCTAGCTTGCCGAGGAATTCCATGATGCCGCCAAGGGCGTCTTGCCCGAGAAGTTTCTTAAACTCCTTCGGGTCGCCGACGATCTTCTCCAGCGCAGAATAAGACTTGTCGGAAAGGTTCTCTGGCGCTGCCAGCTTTCCAAACAGCGTATCCATCGCCCTGGCGGCAACTTCTGCCGGCATCTTGAGGTTTACGAGCGATGCACCGAGCGCCGCGGTCTCTTCCGGTGCTAGCCCAAAGTTTTTCGCTGACGCCCCGACGCGATCCAGGAAGTTGACGATATCTTTTTCGTCGGAAATGCCGCTGTCTGCCAGGTAATTGATGAGGTCTGCAAACTTCTCCATCTTGTCGAGCGGGATGCCCATGCCCTTCTCAAACCCGGCAAAAGAGTTGCCAACCTTATCCGGCATCATGTCCCAGGCGTCACTGACCTTTACCGAAAGGATCGCGAACTCGCGCAGCTTATCAAATGATATGCCGGCGGCCGCACCGCGCTCGTAGGCAGCCGCGATGTCTTCATGCGTGGCAGGCAGGATGCGCCCGAGTTCAAGAATTTCGTTCTTGATCTTGGCCATTTCCTCGGTTGTGGCGCCGCTCTTCTTCTTGATGCCGAAAAGGGTCTCCTCAAAGTCGGCGGCCGATTTCGTTGCGACGACCACCGCAGTTGCCCCCGCCGCCACGGCCGCAGCCGCGCCGCGGGTTAATGCCTGGGTCCGGCGGGTGCTCTTTTCGGCAGACCCAGCAGCGTCATCCATGCCGCGCTTGAACTTCTTGAGGTTTTCCTCGCCCTTGATCTGAAAGCCGAGGATGCCGACGAGTTCTTCAGCGATTGTCATTTTCTGCGCCTCGCCTCTTCCATGGCTTTGTCGTGCTGCGCAGCCCTCAGATCGAGGACTTCATGCATGTCGAAAAGCTGGTTGATGGTCAGTTTCTCGCAATCGAACCATGAGCAGAGCGGTGGCTGCGCCATGGCCGGGCGGTAAAGGAAAAAATCGACGTTCGGCGCTATGCGCTCTATTTCGCGCTGGCTAAGACCTGAACGACCTTGCGGAGGCCGATAGCCAGAGCGCTTACGGGAAAAAAATCGCCGAACTGCTCCTTCAGGACCCATTCGGCAAGGGGGATCACGTCAGGGAGACGGCCGGTGAATTCCTCGTCAATGTTGACCTGCGCGTAGCCGGAGGGACGCTGCACTTCTGCGGCCGACACGATCCGTTCCAGGAGATCAATTAGCGTCATGGTTGGCGTGTTGCGGAGCATGTCGCCAATAGCTGCCAGGCTGAGCACTTCAGCGATCGGACCGGCATCCTCGCCCGTGAGGTCTGCAACATGTGGAACGAACCTGTTAGCCCCATCGGACAACATGCGCATGAGATCCACATACAAGGCGAAGGCCCGCTTTGCTGGCAGCGGTTGGGTGCGGTAGGTTTCTGCGCCGATTGTCTTTTCAGCCATGGAGGTTCCTGTTGACGCGATTTTTCGCTTTTCTCATCGCCATAGCGACCGCAACGCCTGCCGCGGCAGCCGATTTCGAGATGGCGGTTCCGTCCGGGATTGATGTCGAAATGAAGGGGCTTTCGGTTGACCGCGATTACATGGTCGCGACCATCGCCGTGTCATCGCCAATCGTTGACCTGCTGTCCGCGAAGTTCGACTGCAAGGCGAAAAAAAAGGAAGGCTTCACCTGGTCATTGAGCGGGAACGTGGGGAACATCGCGAAGGGAAGTTCTCGTGATGCCCGACTCGTCAGCCTTTCGCCGATGGACGAATATTCAACTGGCTCGCCGGTTGTCGCACTGCGCTGCTATGCGAAAGAGATCAAATACGGGTATATCGATCTCTTCCCATAGATCACGCCTCGTACTCGACCTCGCTCCAGGCCCAGCGACCAGCGAACAGCTTCCACTCCCGCTCCGACGCATTGGCCGAGCCGGAATTGACGGACGGCACGGACTGGATCACGCACTCGGCCGCCGAGCCGCCCTCCCCGCTTTCCGTGTCGCGGATCGAAACCGGGAACTTGCGAGTCCGGCCGGCCGTCATTGCCCGCTCCAGCGACCTCAGATAGGCGTGAGCCGGGCTGGTGTGCTGGAGTTTGAGCGTGATGACCGCGCTTTCATCCGCACTGGTCGAGAAAATCGTCGAGCCATCAGCGCCGACAACCGGTGTGCCGCGGTCGGAACTGCGCTCGACCATCACAACATCGTCGCCATCCCACAGGCCGCGCACGTCGCGACCGTCGAGCGAGACCTGGACGGACTTGGCAGAATAGGTGGTAATGTCAGCCATCTGTCAGGCTCCTTAGCTCGTGATGGTGTAATCGGCCTGCGCGTAGTGCACGGCGCCGGCATAGCGGAAGGAAACGCGGATCGGCGGCGACACGCGGGCGTTGCGCTGCGAGGCCGGGACCGACGTGGCGCGCGGCACGATCATCGTGTACTCGGGCGAATACTCGCCTGTGACATCATCGAAGTCCGCGGCAATGGCGCCGGCAGCAATTGCCCGGTTCATGACGACCTCGACACCAGACGCCAACAGCGCCATGCCGCGGTCATCGAAGGACACGCGCTTGTTGTTCTTGAGGATGTTGAACAACTCTTCCTCGGTGCGGGCCTTCAGCCAGTCGCCGAAATGCACCTCATCGATGAAGGTGTTCTGCTCCAGGACCGAACCGAACTGGACGTGGTTCTGGCCGCCGATGTCCACATAGACGGACGCGAGGTTGCCCTGCGCCTTGTCCTGACCAAGCTGCGGGACGAAGCCGGTAACCGCCTGAAGCGCGGCGCTGGTGATGTTGGAGCGCGTGATGCCAGCCAGCGTTTTGAAGGCCGGGGTGTATGCGCTCTCGTCGTCATCGAGGACGAAGGTGCCGATCACGGCCGCCAGCGCCACGGACGGGTATTCAGCCACGGTCTCGTGATAGAAGATCGCCGTGCGCTCGTAGCCAGTTTGCTTGAGCGTGTAGGCGATATTCGTCTCGTCGTCCGGGTACTTCATGTTGGCGTCGTTGCTGTCGATGATCGCGATGCAGGTCCGCGCCTCCGCCCATGCGGCAATCGCCGGGACCAGCGTGGCGTCATCGCGAAGATCGGCTTCGACGGTCAGGAAATACCAGTTCGGATCGGCATCGCGCACGGCGTTGAGTTCCGAGGTCATGCCGGCGGCATCGGTCGCCGTCGAGGTATCGTAGTAGCCAACCTTGAAGGCAACTGGGCGCGGGTTCTGTGAGAACGCGATCTGCGCGGCCTTGTAAGCCTCATCGGTCGTCGCCCAGTCAGCCGCGACCTCTTCGATGGAGGCGTAGAGCTTCGTCCGGTTCGACGCATCGACCTTGCCGGCCTTCGCCGTTGACTGGAGGAAAAGGGCCACGCCAAAGCCCCGGCGCGCCACAAAATTATCAGCGCGAGTGACGGTCACGTCCACTACGCGCGAATAAGGGATCACCGCCATGGGTGGCTCCTTTCTAGGGTTTCAATTGCAGTCAGTTTGCCTGGGAGATTTCAGGCGTTTGTTCGTCGATCACGTCGATGACGAATTCGTCGCGGATCAGGCCGTGCACGAAGATGGAGCAGACCGCGCGCTGCTCCCATTCGTTCTCGATCCACTCCGGCACGTCCTGGACGCGGCCGATCTCGGCAATGACGACCGGGCGCAGCGTCTCGGTCTTCTGGCCAAGGATGTGAGCGGATCGGACCGGGCGCAGCAAATCTGTCGGCTGGTCGCCGTAGGCACTCACTATGAACCGCCATTCGGTCGGCAGGACCGGCGATGCACCGATCTCGTTTTCGCCCTCGTCATTCGGCGTTCCCGTACCCCGGTAGTCGATTGCCGTCTCGTGATTGCGCAACGGCGCCACGTCCGTCAGGTCCACCATCAGGTACGGCAGGTCTGGCCGTGCTCCAGACTGATGCGCTCGAATGACCATCACACCAGTGATGCCGGCAAGCCATCGCACAAGGGCGGAATGGACGGCATCGTTGGTCACTTCACGCCTCCGAGCGCCCCGCGGTAAAAGCCGCCTTCTGTCGAGCGGTCCCAGACGTGCATGACCCGCCACGTTCTGCCGGCGAAAGTCACCCGGTCTTCGACGGAAATGGCGGCGCGCGTCCACATCATCCGATCAACCTCGGCCCTGATGCCTTCCGGCATATCCTCCAGATTTTTTCCGTTCTGCCCGATCGGGAAGACGGCCGCGAAGATCGTCAGCGGATCGCTGTCAGCGCCGGCGACCCACTTGCCATCGGCGTCGTAAGACCCGGCGGCCTTTGTCTTGAGCGTGACCGTGACACTTTCGTCATCGATCGCCTGGGCAACATCGATCATTCTTCGACCTTCCAGGTGACCGCGCCACGCATCTCGCCGCTATCGATCAGCGGATTGCTCGAGCCCTTGCGTGCGACCGTTACCGGGCTGTTCGGCGGCGAGCTCAGCGTTGTGATTTCCGACTGGATGTCGCCCTGCGCCAGGATGCCGAGTTTCGGCATCACAGCGCCAAGAGTGGTCTTGGATCTCATCAGCTTCGATGCGCTGGCCAGCATTGCCTGAACGTACTTCTTGCGGTTGTCGCGCATCGCGTTCGACAGAAACGGGCGCGCCGGTATCGGGCCGCCCCATCCGCCCCCGCGCGTACCGTAGTGGTTCCAGATCGCCCGGGCCACAACGTCCCCGCCGGCCTTGCCTGCCGGGAACCCGACCTTGACATGCTTCGGCCCACGAATGTGCGACGGAACCTTGATGAAGGTCTTGCGGACAACGGACAGCGTTGCCGGCATCAGACGGCAATCATCGCCGGGAATGACCGGGCGCGCAGCTTCAGAAACTCGCGTCCGTAAGGCGATGTTTCGTATGCCTCCTTCGACATAGCGGCATTGGACTGCGAGCCAAACCGCTCGGAGGCGTTCTGGAATTCCGTCATTACGTCGCCAACCTGGCGCCGCTTCATCGGAGCAGAATTCGGGTTCCAGGTTCCGCCAGCAGCGATCGTTGCAGAACGCTGCGGCTCACCCTCCGCTGCCAGCCAGTGCGCCACAAGAGCGATCTGCGCGCGCGCCCTGTCGCCCTCAATCCAAGTCGCATCGACATCGACGAACGCATCGGCAAGCATGGCTGTCACCAGCGCGTCAGCGACCGAACCGAATTCAGGATATCGAGCCTTGAGGGCTGCCGCATCCGGCGCGCTGTAGGCCATCAGCCCTTGCCCTCGATTGCCGCATCGAGTTCAGCCTTGAGGGCGAACGTCGATCGGCGCTTATCCACCTTGAAGCCCAATTCTTCCAGATCGGCGATGATCTGGTCACGGTCGTCATTGTCTTCCGGCTCATCTGCTTCCGGCTCCGGCGCAGGGAAGTCATCTTCGACGGACGCAGCCGCGGGGGCGTCGGCATCCTCAACCGAGATCACGCCAGCGCGCAGCCATGCCGGATAGACGCCGGCATCCTTGATCTTGCCCCAGCTTTCAACGCGAGCGGTCGCGCCTGGCCGGATTTCCACGCCGCCAATCGACAGCGGGCTTTCGTAGTGATTGGTGATATTCGCCATTGCGAAGCCTCCAGAGTGCGGGACGGGCGCAAACCCGCCCCGCTTTTCGATCAGATGCCGTCGCGGTACAGCACTTCCTTGGGGAGACGGATATCCAGGCCGCCCAGGCGGAAGACGCCGGGAACGGTGAACTGGAGGCCATCGACCTGCACCGGAAGGAACTGGTGCGGCATCGGAATGTGCAGCTTCAGGACCGAGGGATCGCGGCGGTAGGCCACCATGCGCTTGGCATTCGCCGCGCCGGCCGTTTCCAGGCCACGATGACCTCGGATGGTCAGCGGGCGCCCCGAGTTGGCCGTGAACACGTTGGCACGCTGGAGGAACTCCAGAATGGTCGTGTCGGAGTTGTCCGAGCGCGCCGTAGACGCGATCGCGTTGAACGACGTATAGGGCAGAAGAAGGGTATCCGCCAGGCCGCTCGTCTTGGTCGCAGTGTGGATGCCCGTGATCATGTCGTTCACGTCACGAAGGATCTGAGCCGGGGTCTTGGTAGACCATCCGGTGGCAGACCCGGTGCCATCAGCGGCGACCGAGGCGGCGGTAACAGCTGCTGAGTTGAACAGCCCCTTCCATCCCTTCTCGGTATCGCCCGTGAACGCGATGTCATAGACCATCTGCTCATAGGCGCGGCGGGCGGCAGATGCCTTTTCGGCCTCAAGCGCCATGCCGAGCATGCGCGCCTGGTTGACCTCTTCGAAACCGTAGTCATAGCCGATGCCGGCCGTGTAGACGGCGGTCTCGTGCTGCTGCATGGACGTTCCGACGACCGGCACATCCTTACCATTGCCATTGATCCACTTGGCCGCACCGACCTTATCCATCGAATAGTAGGTGACGCTCGTCACCCACGGGTTCGCGGACGTATCGACCGGGATCAGCGACGCATAGTCGAGATCGGGATACTTGATCTCGTAGACGCCGGCCTCGATGTGAGCGGTCTGCTTGACGACAAAGCCGAGATTGGCCTGCATCGCATCATTGAACTGAGTGTGCATGTTCATTGGAGGTTACCCCTTACGATGCGCCGGCCACAGCGGGCACGTCGAGATTGACACGGATTTTCGCCAGGCCGCCGTTGGCGGCCGAGCTTTCCCAGCGGCAACCCGCCAGCTTCAGCGAGCCGTCAGTGCCGACATCGGCGTTCGAGAAGGTGCCATCGGCAACCTTGACCCAGACCGGATCTCCAGCGGCAACGCCGCCAGCATCCGTTACGGTCACCCAGATGACGCCAGAACGCATCAGCAGGGCAGATGCGCCTTCGCCGAAGGTGTCAGCGGCAGCCGGGTTCACGGACTGGTCGCGGCAGGTGATGCCGATCACAGCGTCGGTCGAGGCCGCAACCTCGTCGCAGCCATCGTCGGTAGAGCCCTGGATGACAGGGATACCGAAGCCGACGCCGCCCGAAGTCTCGACGGTGCGAGAGATCAGGACGCTCGGCTCCTCGTTGGCGATCATGCCATTGAAGGCCGCCGCCATCTTGTCAGAATACGTGGTCTGAACGGCCATGGTTATTCACCTTTCCATGCGGTTTTGAGGTCGTTGATGCGCTTTTCGAGCGCAGCATCACGAGCCGCAATGGCGTCGGCAGGGGCTTCAAAGCCATTGCCCTTGAGCGCATCGCGAACAGTGTCCTTGCTGCCCTCTTCGGCGAGGATGTCAAACATGGCATCCACATAGGCGTCGGCCTTGTCCTTGATGGCACCTTCGCCCTTGACGGCAGCCACGGCGACGCGGCGGATTTCCGCGTCGGTCAGGCCATCGGTCTTGACGTCCTTGGCGACCTTGCGGGCCGTGTCGATGAGGGCGGCACGATCCGCCACCCGCTTGTCGATGGCTTCATCGTCGAGAACCTTGCCCTTCAGGGCGTCGATCTCGGCGTCCTTCTTGGCCAGTTCGCCATCCTTGGAAGCGATCTCGCGATCCTTGGCCGCGATGGCATCGGCCTTCGCAGTTTCGGCGTCGGCAAGAGCCTTGGTCAGTTTCTCAATAGCGGCGGCCCCCTCGTCGGTCGTTTTGACCTTGAGACCGTCCACCATCACAGTGCGCAGATTGTCCGACATGTCGGCTCCTTTCTGATCTGCATGGCAGAATGGGGTCGCGCCCCAGTTCGTGCGGTCTCTCCCGCCGTCACCCGCACCGTCACCGATGCGGAAATCCGGGCCTGCGCGGCCCCGATCGACCACTGCGACGTGATCGACAAAGATGTTCTTCTGAATTGCCTGGAATGGTGTTCCGTCCGGCGCTACGCCATCGACCCACTCAAGTTCGGCACGGTATCCGACCGAAAGCTCGCGCTTGCCGGCCTGAACCTTGTCGATGAGCCCCTTGTCCATCAGCGCCAGGGAAATCCGAACCGCCTCGCCATCGCGGGCGACCTCCTCGCCAATCTGGCCACGCGCATAGTCGCTCCAGTTTTCGGCGTTCACGATCTCGTCAGGATGGTTGTCGGTGATCGGCTTGCCCGCGAACGAGGCCAGACTGTCCTTGGCAAACACGCTGCGTTCCGGGCGATAGACATTAACGCGCTCGAGCTCGGGCTTGCCAAGTTCCCATCCGGCATAGGTCTGAATGCCGGTGCGCGCGGTCCGCGCATGGCCAACCAGGTAGCCATCCTTGGTGATCCGCGTGCCGGCGACTTCTGCGGCATCGACAAATTTCTGGGTCATTTCACTGGCCTCCGGCGGATGATGACCGCCTTCGCGTCCTGGACCAGGCTGGACGCGACGAATTGCACTTCCTTGCGCCACGTCTTAGGCTTGATAACCGCGCGCACGATTGCCGCGCGCCGTTCGGCACAATTTGAGCAGGCCACGATGACCCCCGATCAGTTCAGCGAACTCAAGACCTTGATCCTAGATCTGACGATCAAGGTCGAAGAGATGAAGGAGCATCTCCAGCGCCAGGACGAAGCGATCTCGCTGCTCCACGACATGACGTTCGAGCACACCGCCCCGCCGGAAAAGAAGGCCATCGCCGATGCTCTGGAGCGCGGTGAAAACCCGTTCTGGAGCGACACCGACATGCCCGTCGATGTCAAGAAACTGCTCGGGCTCTAGAACTCCACAACAGCCCGCGCGATGCACCTGCACACGATTGGCTTGCCCGGCGGCATCCCGCCCTCGGCGCCTGTCGGCTTTCCGTACTTGTACTGCCTGCCATCCAGGCTGCGATGCAGTGTCCGAACTCGCTCGTCGTGGCTGGTGGTCCAGATGTAGCTCGTGATGCCAGCCTGCACATGTCGACGCTGATTGAAGTCCGCGTTCATCTTGGCCATCTGGTCGCGGGCGATCAGCTTTGCCCTTCGATCCAAAACGCCGAACTCCCTCTTCAAGCGCCCCTGCAACTCCTTCGCGGTCTGCCCGCTCGTCCAGCTCTCATAGACCGCTTGCTCGACCCGCTTTTTCGCGTCGTCTGAAAGTGAGCGGATCAGCGATGCGTTCCGGCCGTTTATGGACCGAACAAGATCAGCCAAATCCTCCTGATGAATCAGGGCAGTCAGGTCGATGCCAAGAACCCGGCGCGCGTGGCGCACGAAAGTTTCGGTGTGCCTCTTCGCCTCCAGCCCGATGATCTTGTAGACCATCTTCTCGGCATGAAAAGCCAACTTGGCGGCCATCGCTGCGAGGCTGTTGAACCAGAACTCATCTGCATCGCGGAAAGCGCGATCACGGGCGTATCGCTCAACAATCGGTGCCGTCTCCGCGCGGATGCCGACAAGCATTTTGCGAAGCTCGGCCTGGTAGGCGCGCCGCGCGCCGTTGCTTTCCTCAATCCCTGGCAGGATCACTCTGCCCTGTCTCTGTTTCGATTTCGGCGTCAGGTCTGCCAGCGAGTAATCCATCATCATCCTCGCTCAAGCCCTCAGCTTCCGCAGCGAATTCATCGAGCGCTGCCTCAAGGCCGGGATACAGGCCTGCGTCCACCGATGCAGCCGTGTGCATCGCTTCAAGAATTTCTCCTGGATAGATCCCGGTGTCGGCCAGCTTGGATATCGAGTTGGCGAGCCGCTCGCGGATTTCCGCACGGTCTTTCTCCGACATCTGCCAGAGAGAAGCCCAGGTATAGTGGATCTCTGGCGGCCGTGCGCCAAGCGCCGAGCGGACCAGGCACTCATCGAGCATGGTCATCGCCGGCCCGATCTCGTTCTCCTGCTTGTCCTTCACGTTATCGTAGTAGTTACGCAGATCGCTCTCACCAGTAGATGAGAGGCCGGACGGCGTTTGTCCGAGGAACCTCGTGACCGGAATATCGGCAGCGCCAGAGACGATCTGGAGCATGGTCTGCATGACCTCCGGCAGGTTTGTGAAGGATGCCGACTTGCTCTGGTATTCTTCTTCCTTATCCAGGATCAGCGTGCCGTTGATCCCCTTGGCCATCGCTGCAAACGAGAAACGGTCGCGAAGGCGCTGCTCACCATCCATGGTCTGAAGATGCCTCATCAGGTCGGGCACCCGCACGACATCGACCTTGGCCTCGAAGATTAGGCTCGCGATATTCTTGTGCGTGCTATCCGCAGCGGTGGCCGCCTCGTAGATGCGATTGACGATGCTGTCGCCCCAACTATGGACTCGCGACAGGGCGCCGATGCGCGCCCGGTGCGCCCCGCGGAAAATGACCAAGCGCGAGGGATGGATTTCCGGCTGCATGCCTTTCAGGTTGAGTCGATAGAAACGCGGCCTCCCGAAATACTCGCTTTCTATATCGTCCTCGATATCCCCCTCGGACAGGTCGAAACGCGTCAACGCCTGGACGTACTTGAGACCACCAAGCCGGACGCGGTTCAAGTTGAGCGGCTCAGCTCCATCCGTTCCATCACCGATCAGGAGAGCGGCACCGCCCCAAATGCGCGCAAGGGTCAACGCTTCCTTGGTTTTCTGGCGAAGCGCCAGGCGCTTTTCTTCGGCCTCCAGCTTTTCGACTTCATCTTCTGACGCCTGCCAGGAGCGCCATTCGCGTGTTGCGTCCTGTGCCGGAATATCGATGGCCTTGCTGACCAGCCACGAGGTCTCGTAGGCCGCCAGTAATTCGGCATCGGACATCAGGTTTTGCGCATAAGCGACCGTCGAGAGCTTGTCGCGGCTGGTGCCCAGACCGGATGTGAAGCTGCGCAAGCCGTCCATCATGCGTGCCAATGAGGTCATCGCTGGTCCTTAGTAGACAGCATTGAGCGAGTAAGAGGATCCCTCGACGACCAGGTCGGTTAGAGCCCAGACCATCGCATCGAGCCTGTCCGGTGATCCCTCGCCGATGAAACCTTCCGGTCCCATCATGCAGCACTGATCCTCGAGCGCATCGAACGCGCCAACGTGAGAAACGCGCCCCTGCTCGTAGAGCGCTGCGACCGGCTCGGCGCGAACTACCTTCCCGCGGCTGGCCGTCACCTCCTTGTAGGAGACAATTCGATCGACCGTCTTGATGACGTGCTCAACCATGGCACCGCCGAAGTTCCGCTCCGCAATGATCCGGTCTGCATCGAACTCGTGATAGGCCGCGACAGCCCGCCTGCCCCAGCCATCCGGGCTCAGTTTGCAGGACCTGTCCGCGAGAACGTATCCGCGCCCATCAATGCCCTTGCCGGCGACCACAATGCCGATGCTGTCGCCATCATCCGATGCGCCAGCGGTTCCGGACGGATCGATCGCGACCACGATGCGCTGCATGTCCGGCGTTCTGGCAACGCGGTGGTCGTCGAACATCGCCCGCGTCCAGAGAGCGCCGGGCAAATCATCGAGGACCTCGGCGTGAAGTTCCTGCCGGCCTAGCCGCGTCCCCTCGTACCTCTTCCTGAGCTTGTCCAGGAACTGCGCCGGAAGGTTCGCGGCGTTATCGTAGGTCGATCCTCGCGTGATAACCGTCTTTGGATCGGCAGCGATCTCGCGGATGACCGGAATCGGCCTTGGTGTTGTCGTCACGAATACGCGCGGGTCAGTCCCTGCGCGCATCGTGAACTGAAGCATGTCCCATGTTTCGCGGGCGTAGCGGTACTTGGCGAGCTCGTCGACCCAGGCTGTGTCGAACTCGGGCCCGCGTAGCTGATCCGGCTCGGTTCCATTGTAACCCAGTGCCTGGGCGCCATTCGGCCATTGCAGGCGAACCGGCTTGTAGCGGACTTTCGGCGCTTCATCTGGTGGATGAATTGCCAGGATGCGCGCGACCATGACCTCCTCGAGGTCTTTCTGCGTCTCGGCCACCAGCGCGATCGACCGCGCACCTGAGCTCACCCTGTCGCGTACCCATTGCGCTCCGGCTTCTGTCTTGCCGAAGCCGCGACCTGCCAACGCCAACCACGTGTGCCAATCACCCTCCGGAGCAAGCTGGTTCTTTCGCGCCCAGAACCGCCAATCGTACTCGAGAGCTTCAGCTTCATCCGTCGTCAGATCCGCCAGAACTGCCGCCCTGTCGGCTTCCGGCAGAGAGCTTAGCAATTCGGCCAGCGATGCGTTTGCGTGCATCCGACACCTCGATTGGCCCGCCATCGGGTCCGGACACCTCTACCTTGTCCTTGAACATGCCGAGGTGCTTGCCGAGCGCCGCCCATGCGGAAACGCGAGCCGCGTGCGACGTGCCCTCGCCTTCTCGCCGCGCCTCAAGGGCAAGCCCGGCGATGACATTGTCGACGGTGATCTGCGCGCGTTCGGCTGCCTTCGCCTGTCGTTCCTGGACGGCGGCAGCGATATCAGGTTTCTTAAGGTTCTCGTGACCGACAGCGGCAGCCGTCTTCGCGCTGTAGCCGGCCCTGATGGCCGCCTGTGTCGCGTTGAGATCAACCAGATACTCGTCGACAAAGCGGCGCTGCTTTGCGGTGAGCGCCATTGGCTTGACCCAGGATGTTGGAAGGAAACTTCAGGCGCAATTCGCCTTACGCGGACGGTGAAGCTCCGCAACGTGCCGGGACGAATCCACCGCGCACAAATCACCATTGAGGGTTGAATCTAGGCGACGTCGCTTATCTGGTCAATCCTGACCTCTATGTCGACCAGTCCATTGAGGAACTCGGCCACGGCCTTGACGGTCTTCCGTCCCGTCACGCTGGTAATACGGGCATCGACGATCCCGAGCAGATCCGACTGTACCTTGATCCTTGAGCCGACGGGGTAGAGCTGTGACGCCCTCGCCCGCGTCAGCTTTTTCTGGGCTTCGTGGCGCTTCTGCTTTTGCTTTTCGAGCAGCTCCGCATTTTCAGCCTCGGCATTCTTGAGCATGGCGATGGCCTGGGGGTGAATGATGGATGGTTCGCCGCGGATACCAAGGACACCAATCACGCCTGGGATGCTGTCGAAACACATGAAGTCTGGCGGGTTGCGAACGAAGCAGTAGCCCGGGATCAACGGATGGCGAACGTCCTTGAACTTGTTGGTATGGGCGCGCTGCCGGATCTCCCGCTTTTCGGTCGGCAGATAGTGCTCGATGCCGGCATCGTCCAAAGCCGCCTCAATCGCTGTGCGTTCTGTCTCGTCCGAATACCGCTCAAGGCGAAACCCGCCACGCGGGCCAACATGGCCACGGTAGCGCATGTTCTGCCGAGCGGCACCGGGAGAAATGCGAATGGCATACCAGGGCAATTTATCACCTCACCGATAGACAGTTTTCAGGAGGGGCGAATAGGACGCGCCCTCACCCCATTGGTGTTCTTTTGCGCCGCGCTTGAAACCTTCCATGGAGACGCCTTCCGCGATGATCTGGCGGCCAAGGAGCGCGGTACGCGCTTTGGCGATGGAACGGCCAAGCGGCGTGTCCTCGAGGACACGCTCCGAACGGCGATTGTCATCGCGGAACCGCTGGGTGATCTGATCGGTTGAGGCGCGAGGCGCGTTGATGGCCCACTGATATGTCTCACGTTCATGCGCGTCGGCTGCAGCGCGGCGTTCCGCTTTCTGCTGCTCGTGGACCGGTCGCATGGCGGTATCGTACAGCCCGCGCATTTCTGCCGTGGATGGAAAGAATTTCGATCCGTGCTCGCCCTTGAGCGCCGCCTGCGTGGCGAGGCTCAAGCCATAGCGCGTGACTCCGTGGAGGGCTGAGAGATACGCCCGTGTGCGCAGTTCACCGTCGCCCTCGTCCCGATACGGCAAGGAGGTCGATAACAGGGCCAGAGCCTGCGAGATCTGCGCCTCCGTAGCCGGAGTGGTCGTGTCTCGTGGTGTCGTGAGCTGGTTCATCGGTCATGCCTGCGTGTCGTTTGAGGGCGGCGCGGAAACTGTCGGGCGATTCACGACGTGGCGGCGGTCGGCCTTGGTGCCTTGGTGCAGCATCGGCCGGCGCGTCTTCCCATCGGTCCTGGTTGAGGAACGTGGACGGGTTGCACCACGGTCGGTCATCGGTTTTCGAAGCGTACCGGCGAAGCCCGTCCATGATCGTTTCGAACGGTGCACGGCCAAGCGCCCTGACGAACGCCTTTTCGGCGTCCCGCTTGCCGACCTTGTGCGGGTAGATGCTCCAGAAATCGGCGAACTGACCCGATCCCGTGGGGGAAGAGCCCCCTTTAGGGGGCGAAGGGGGTATGGGGTTAGAGGGGTTAGGAAGGGGGGTGTGGGGGGAAACCTCCGGGGAGGAAGGGGTGTCACGCGTGTCACGCTGCATAACGGCGTTATTTGCGTTACGGGCGGTTGATTTTTCTGCGTTTTTTCTCGCGCGGTAACGAGCCTGGCGCTCCCGGTTCCCTACCCTGCTCGCTTCACGCTTCTCGGCCGCCCGCTCCTCATTTTCGATGAGCGATGCCTTGACGGCCGCGGCAATCTGCTCGGCTGTGCATCCGGATGCGACCATGGCGTCGATGACAGCGGCGGAGAGTTTCATCGCGCCACTCCCTTGAGCGGAATGCCCCATTCGCGGCATTGGTCGCGCACGCCTTCCACTGACCGGCAGACAGCCGCAGGGATGGCATGCTCGGCGCACCAGTCCAGGAATTCGACCTGCTCTTCAGTCGGCTTCTTCTGCCCGTGCTTCAATTCGATGAATGCACACCATCCGCCATGCCGGACGATGCACAGATCCGGCACCCCTGCCCGCAAGCCTTCCTTCCTGGCGATGGCGCCAGCGATCTTCGACCGCTTCCCCTCGTTGGGAATATGGAACGCGCGAAAGCCCGCCGGCAGAGCCAGGTCGAGGAATTCGACCACAGCCTGTTGCAAGAGCCCTTCCGGTGTGCGGCGAACGCGGGTCATTCGGCCGCCGCCTTTCGTTCCAATGCTGTTGCATAGCCCCGGCGCGCCCACAGGAGCGCGTTCAGCTTGTGCTGGTGCTGTTCGACCGACATGGCGCCATGGCGCTTGTTCCTCGCTGCGCCCGGGCCAAAATCATGCAGCCAGGTACGTTGCTCGCGAATGAGCGTGTCGAGCGCGTCCACGATATCCGCTAATGGCGGTGGTGGTCTGTCGTTGGAAAATGGCGGCAGGATCATGGTCAGTGCTCCGGGCAGCGCAGCAACGCCAACTGTGATCTAGGAACAGGCTTAGCCATTCTTGCGGCTCCTCAGATATTCTCGGACGAGCGCAGGAGCGTCTTCATTCGGCTCGAATAGCCTGCACGCCTTGGCACAAGGCGGAACGCGCCTATCGGCCTTGTTGGCGATCGGCTTGTTGCACCGAGCCGGCTGCAGATGCATTTGCTCGCCATCGCCGGAATACAGATACTTCCCGCGGTTCCTGGTGGCATCGGTCGGGAACCAATAAGCGCATTCCCGGCACGTACTTTGTTTTGGACCGGTGCCTGCGATGTGCGCCATACCAAGGAAGGTGTCCTTGATCGGTTGCATCTGCGCTTCCATGGTCATGTGGGGCGAAAAAAGATCAGCCATCGATTGTCTCCGGGTTCGCCTTCTCACTGACAGCCGCAGCCGTGAGACACCGGTGGCAATGCCGCGAGCCGTATCCGGCGCAGTTCTCTGGAGACAGGCAGTGTTCGCGCAGCGGCTTGGGATTGGCCGAGAACACCGGGACCGGATCCGGCTCGGCTGCAGCTTGGGGCACTTCCTCGTGCGCGTGCACGTGCACGCGCACGCGAGGCTCGGCGCCTTGACGACCGGTTAGAGCACTCCAATAGATGTCGAAGATGGCGTCTTGCTCGTCCGCCTCGGTCGGGTCTTTGCGGCGCCGCTGGACGACACGTTTCAATGTCGCGACGTCGAAGCCCATCGACTTGGCTTCCTTGTAGATTTCGGACTTGTCGGCGTTGAGCTCACGCACATCGGACTCGATGCGCTCAACGCGCTCGACAAGGGCGCGGATCTGGCCAGCCGCGATGGTTTCAGCCATTTCGGCGCCTCCTATTTCTTTCCAGCCACAAGATCAGCCATCCGCACCACCGCCGTATCAGTCTCATGCTTTGCCCGTTCCAATTCGTATGCACGCTCCGCCCGCGCGCATGCTGCCTCGTATGCCTTGGTCAGCGCGACATAGGTGCTGGCAGGCATGTCCTTGATTTCGCGATATCGCAGTCTGTGAAGCCAAGTTGCTGGAATGCCGTGAGCCCGTTCCACGCGGTGCATCGCCGCGTCGATCGTGTCCCCTGGGCCGCGGTGTTCCCGCTGCAAAATGAACTCAGCCATGCACTTGGCCTGTTTGATTACTGCGACACTCATTTTGTCCAATCCGTCAAAACGTTTGCTCACGCGGACAACCTTTCCGTGGTTTGCTGAAACCACGGTTGGAAGGAGCCGCTACGGATGACTTTCGTTAAACTCGGTACAGTGCTTCGGATCGTGGTCAGACGGACCGAAGGGAATGCGCGGCTGGTCAGAGCCGCAAACGACAACAGGACTTGGCCTGAGCCGTTTTCTCTTGGGAACGATGCGGCGAAGAAGGGAGCCGAACAGGTCAGAGTTCAGGTGACTTCCACTCCGCCGCATCGCCCGACCGGGCACCGGACAGGTGGGCCCGGAAAAGGCAAGAAGTGCCGGTGACGCTTGGAAGGAGAAAGCGCCACCGGCTTCGTCCGCACTGGGAGGTCGTGTGCGGCCGTCGAAAATCATTGCACTAGCCCCAAGCCAACCAGCGCAGCGCGCAAAGCGTTGAGACCTAGCAACATCAATCCGAGGATGACGACACCGCAGCCGATCCGAGCCGCACCATCGGTCAGAAAGGCGGCACGGTTCGCCCGCGGCAGGCGTTCATCGCCCCACCCTTCCATCGTGTCGCGGAACTCGCGCGCGGTGGTGGTATCGTCGGAGAGCCTGCGGCGTTTCATTCGGCGGGCTCCTTTGCAGATACAGCTCGATTGTCTGCGAGCCATTCAAGTGAGACCCCATCAACGCCATTTTCCGCGCAAGCGCTGACTACATTCGTCCAGTGCTTCGGCGCGATGGAGTTGCGCATACGCATTTGTCGCGCCGCCTCGTATCCGCACCCGATGGCGGATGCGAAATCGCCAATCGAAGGCCATTTGGAAATCAGATCTTCAATGTCGCGCGGCGTGCTCATCGCATCATTCGTACAATACGTACTAATCACGGTCAAACAAAAATCGTACGCAATGAACGATTAACGTACGCTATGCGTTTTCCCATGGAAGAGCCGAAGGACAGATTGAGGCGAGCAAGAGCATCCGCCGGGTATGAATCCCCTGCGGATGCGGCACGCCGCGTTCGCGGGATCAACCAGAACACCATCACGAGCAACGAGAACGGCAACCGGCCGATCTCAAAGAAGATGGCACAGGTTTATGCTGATGCGTTCGGTGTGAGTGCTGGCTGGATACTTTATGGGGAGGGCGAAGCAGCATCGGCAGAACGGCGGACCATCCCCCTCAAAGGAAAGGTAGGAGCTGGCCAACAAGTAGAGGCCATCGATAACGACGATTGGGATGAGGCTCCGATGCCGCCTGAGGCTCGACCAGGAACAATTGCCGTGGTTGTTGATGGCGTTTCGATGTTCCCGGCCATCGAGGATGGATCACTGATCTACTATTCTCGGCACTTACCACCCGACGTCATGGTGAACCAACGCGCTGTTGTTCAGCTTGCTGACGGCAGGGTGTTCGTCAAAATCATCAGACCGGGATCTCGGCCTGGCTTCTGGACGCTGCAGAGCGTGAATGCACAATATGCGGACATTCTGGACGTTGTGGTTGAGTGGGCAGCTCCAATCGACTGGATTAAGCCGCGGGGATAGAAGGTGAATTGCAGAACTCACCTAGCTTTCACAGTCCTAGGAGTACTGATGGCATTTCCCTCGTCAGCCGGCAGCCTCGATGTCGCGCAAAATTTGGGGACTGTGATTGGCTCAGAGGAAGCCTGTGGGTTTTCGTTCGATCAAAGCGCAATTGCTGCTTTTATCGAAACGAATGTCGCAGCAGACGATATGGAATTCATGTCGAACATGAACCTATTTGTTAGCGGAACGGTCCGCGAAACAGAGCAATTTACCCAAAGCCAGAAAACAGCGCACTGCACCCAGATTGAGCGAGTTGCGAGATCCTTTGGCTTCTTGAAATGACCGGCGCCGGACTCCTCGGCTGACGTTTTTCACCGTTGCCCGGCCCTGCCGACAAAGGCGAATAGCTTCCCCCTACTCACCTAGTGATTCCGCCCGGCCAAGCACCGGACTTTTTCGCAAAGATCACGGATTCAGGTATCGTACGTTTTGTACTTGACCATCAATAGTACGCTTTGTACTATATTCCCATGAACACGGGAGACAAGCGCATGACCGCCGATCGCCAGAAGCTGACCAACGCAATCGACTGGACCCAAGCCCGCCTTTCGCGCGTGAAGGCCAACATCCAGCCGCTCACCGTGAACGGCAACTTCGACCAGGCCGAAAGCGCCCAGCTTGCCATCCGGTACGCCGAGGAAATCTTCGACGCCTTCGTGCCGACCCTGCTGGATGCCGTTTCTGTCGCCTGCTCGCTCGGTGACCACGACGCTACACCCGCCGCGCTCGACGGCTTCAAGGAGCGCCTTTGGGAAGCGCTTTCCGATGAGCTCTACGACGCCCGCGAATGGGCTGATGAACAGGTTTCCGAGGTGGCGGCGTGAGCGCCGCACTCTCCGATACGGCGCAGACGAGCTTTGCATGGGACGAACTGGACGCCAGGGCCATAGCCCAAGCAGTCCTCTTCATGCCCCGCGCTCATGCGCTCAACTACCTCGAGCGGCAGATGCAACGCGACATCGGCCCGCATGCGCGGCGCACCGCGCGCCGGCTCTACCTCAACCTGACCGACAACAAGGAATGACCATGAACGCGACCGCTGAAAAGCAGGCCGAATTGATCCCCATGGAAGAACCGAAGGCACTGGCCCCGGTTACGCCCATGGCGATGATCGACCGCGCCTTGCAGACGAATGCCAGCCCGGAGACGCTTGAAAAGCTTCTACTCCTGCAGGAGCGCTACGAGGCGAATGAGGCTCGTAGGGCATTCGATGACGCAATGGCAAATGCCAAGGCTGAAATCCCGGCCATCACGAAAAGCCGGAAGGTCGACTTCACCACGAACAAGGGCCGCACGAATTACGACTACGAAGACCTTGCGACCATTGCCAGCGTAGTTAATCCGATCCTGTCGAAGTTCGGCCTTTCCTATCGGTTCCGCACCGTGACCGAGCCGAATGCACCGATTTCCGTGACCTGCATCATTTCGCACCGCATGGGCCACTTCGAGGAAAACACCCTCATGGCCGGCCGTGACGAGAGCGGGAATAAGAACAGCATCCAGGCCATCGGATCTACCGTCACCTATCTTCAGCGGTACACGCTCAAGGCTGCGCTCGGTCTGTCCGCCGCGCCGGATGATGACGGGAAGAAGGCAGAGGATACCGGCCCGATCTCCGAAGGCGAGGCCGAAGTGCTGCGCACTATGATCGAGGAAACAGGCACTGATATTGCGGCCTTCTGCGGATACATGAAGATCGAAAGCATCCCGGCCATGCCGGCGATTATGTTCCGCCGTGCCGTCGCATCCTTGCAGGCCAAGAAGCGCAAGCAGGCGCAGGAAGGCGGCAACGATGACTGACCATCTTGCGAGCATCGAACAGCGCAGCGAGGAATGGGTACAGGCCCGCCTTGGCAAGGTGACCGCATCCCGCATCGCGGACGCAACAGCAAGGACAAGAACTGGATGGGGGGCAAGTCGCGCCAATTACATGGCCGAACTGCTGGCCGAAAGACTGACCGGAACGCCGCGCGATACCATCGCCAATGGCGCCATGCAGTGGGGAACCGACATGGAGCCGGAAGCGCGAGCCGCCTACAGCTTCATGAATGACGTGATGGTCGAGGAAATTGGCTTTGTGCTGCATCCCACTATTGGCGGGAGCGGCGCCAGCCCGGATGGATTTGTGGGCGATGAAGGGCTCGTCGAGATCAAGTGCCCCAACACAGCAACGCATATCGACACCCTGCTCGGCGCAAACATCGACGTCAGGTACATGAAACAGATGCAGTGGCAGATGGCCTGCGCGGGCCGCACCTGGTGCGATTTCGTGTCGTTCGACCCGCGGCTGCCCGAGCGCATGCAGATGCACTGCCGACGCATACCGCGCGATCCCTCGATGATCGCCGAACTGGAGCGCGACATTCTGGAGTTCCTCAACGAGCTTCGGGGCAAGCAAGATGCCCTGCTTGAACAATATGGCGAACCCGAGGACCTGCCGGATGCCGTGCGGCTACTGGCGGCGGGGTGACGTTATGAGCGCTCGGAAACCCTGCCTCGGCTACCCGTCGCGCACCGAAGCCGTCATGGCCCTACTCGACCAGGGCGAGACACCCGCCGTCATCGCCCGACGCATCGAGGCCGAGAGCGGAGCGCCGATTACCGAGAAGATGGTGCTGGATCTAGAGAACAGCCGTCTCCGCCAGGCGCAGCGGAAGCTCGGCAACCTGACCACCTACCGCGCATACCTGCGCGCCGCCGCAAAGATCGACCGGCCCCGCGTGCTTCGGTTCCTGCGAGCAATGATGAGCGAACTTGAGGGAAGATGATGTCCCGCGTCCTGATCGACTACCTCACCCCCGCTGCGGTTGTGGAAACAATGGGGAAAATCGGTGTGCAGATCTCTGAGCGGGAATTGCGCGCCAAGGCTCGGCGCATCGGCTGCTACCGTGCAGTTGGTCGCGCGATCTTCTTTACGCCGGCCGATCTCGAAAAACTGTTCGCCCCGGAGGACAAATGCTCAAGCTCGTCAAAAGGCAGAACTCACCATTCTGGATCGCGCGCGGGACGATCGACGGTAAGCGCGTCGAACGAAGCACTGGCGAAAGTGACAAGGCTGCGGCGAAACGGGCGCTGACCGGCATCATCGCCGAGCTCACAGCGGCGACCATCGATCCGGAAACTGGGATCACCTTCGCACAAGCGGCCGCGCTTTACCTCGACCACAAGCCGCAAGCGCGGTTCGTCGATCGCCTGATCCTGTATTTCGGCGACACGCCGGTAGCCGACATCCGCAACGCGGAAATGCGCCGGGCGGCGACCATACTCTTTCCAAAGGCAGCGCCCGCAACGATCCGCCGCCAGCTTTACACACCCGTCAAGGCAATCATGAACCTTTCTGCCCAGGACGAGCTCTGCCAACCGCCGCGGTTCAAGTCTCCAGCGGGCGGTGCCAAGCGCACCGTCTTCATCATGCCGGACGAGGGCAATCGGATCATCGAGGCGCTGGCGGCCGATCCGAATCCGCACATGGCGGTAATCGCGACCTTCCTCCTTGGACAGGGTAGTCGCGTCGGTGAGACGCTGGCGTTGGACGGACGGGACGTGTCGCTCGATGGCCGCTTCGCGATCCTCCGGGATACCAAGAATGGCGAGGAGCGGCGCGTGACGCTGATCTCACGCACAACGGCTGCGCTCTCGACGCTGGACACCGTCGGCAAGCCCGGGCCGGTCTTCCGACGCAAGGACGGTTCCCACTTCCCTATGTCGGACAGCTACGGCGGGCAGATCAAATATGCGGTGCGCCGGGCGGTGGAAGCGGCCGGCCTGGACGGCGCCCGCATCACGCCGCACATCTTCCGCCACTCCTGGGCTACCTGGTTCTACGCGCAGACGCAGGACGTAGTGCGGCTGGCGCACGAGGGCGGCTGGAAGAGCCAGGAATGGCAACGCTACGTCAAGCTCGCCACGGCAGACCTGGGGCAGATCGCCCGAGCCGAGGGGTGGATATTTGAAAAGGGAACATCCATTGAAACGCATATGGCAACAGCAGAAGCAAATATTCAGCGGCTCCCCAATATTTCCGCTACACCATTTCGAAGATGA